AACCCCACCTGTAATCCCGTCTATTCCATTCGTCAATTAAGACTCTTGCCTACTTACACAGTTGAAACTGTATATCCACGCACCACATAGTGTACAGTTATTTATACAAGTTAATAACTGGAAGTTAGTATTTTTGCAGTATTAACTAAAAAAAATGTTGGGGTTTCACCATCGAATCCACCACCAAAGTTGAGATGCCGAACCAGTTCCTTGGCTTCCTTCATCCCCAAACCACATTTGATAATCTGGTTTGTCTTGGTCTCGACGATATCACCACCGATCTCAACGTAGCCGACAAGAGTGTCTGCCATTACCATATGTTCATTTACGATTTTGTAGTTAACCATTGATCTTCTCCCATACAATACCAAAACAAAGCTCTTGCATCTTACGATGAAACCGATTAGGAACCCGGTGATCCTCGACCATCCAGTAGGTACCAGGATGGAGTTGACATCTCCACTTGTATACCGGCTGTTTTATGACCGACCACTGTGGCTCGGGTTTGACAGATATCTTCTCCCAATCCATCTACTTGAATCCTGCAAATTTTATCTTATCAAACTTGGTTGCAGGCTTGTAGTCGTTCTCATACCGCTGGCCGGTCGTTGACTTATCGAAGATAGGTGTATCATCCATAAGATCGGTCTGTGCAGACTCCTCAGTGTTGTACAACTTCATCTTAGAGTAGTCAACACCGATAACGAACCGTTTGTGCATCTCAGGATCGCCGTAACGGTTCTTCAGCTGCTTGACCATGATCTGGCCGAGTTGTTTCAGTTCGTCACTCGAGATAAGTGCAAACATGAAGTCGGCCGTAGCTGGCAGACCGAACGACTCAGAGGTATCCTCTAGACCAACATCGGATGATGAGAAGCCCGTACGAGTTGTCTGAGTAGCCGACATGATAGGAACGTTACACTCTACAGCCAAACCACGAAGCTCCTCAGCGATCGCCTTGATCATCGTGTACGAGTTGACGTTAGAACCTGCCTTGATACGTGACGAGGTGCAGATGTTCAGATAGTCGATGTAGATCATGTCAGGTACAAAGTTCTTCTTGATCTTCAACTCATTGATGAGGTGACGGAAGTTAGCCGAACCTGCACATGCAGTAGGATACTCCTTGACGATCAGCTTGCCTTTGGCGCGTTGTTTGACACGACTCATGTGTTTGTCATACGATGGCTTAGTAAGCTCACGGAGATCGTCTGTGGTCATACCAAGGAGGTTGGTATCAATACGTTCAGCAATCTTCTCCTCAGCCATTTCCATGGTGATGTATAGGACGTTGAGACCAGCCATAAGGTTGCCAGCAGCGCAGTGACACATGAACAGAGACTTACCTACACCAGTACCGGCAAGAGCAATGTTCAGAGTCTTACGCGGAAGGCCACCCTTCGTGATCTTGTTGAAGAAGTCCAGATCGAACGGGATCTTCACCTCGGTACGATGGTAGAACTCGTATCGATCATCAGAGTCATCTAGAAAGTCATGGCCGATACTCTGATCGAATGACACAGCCAGTGCATCTGTAAGGATCTGAGGAATAGAACCAACCGAGATGCCATCCTTGCTGCGATTGTCATCAACTAGCTTGATCGACTCCATGAGAGCATTATAAAGAGCCTTGTCCTTACAGAACTTCTCAGTGGAGTCGATCAACCATGCCACATCACGATCATCACTCTTGGCCAGTTCAGAGATAATGCCTTCGGCACTCTTGAACTGGTCATCGGTTAGTCCAGTCTTGTTGCCAAGATCAATACTCAACGCCTCCTTAGAGGGGAAGGTACTGTACTTGGCAACATAAGACTCGACGAGTTCGAAAATGGTACGATCAACGTTATCAGTGAAATAGTCAGACTTCAAGAATGGAATTACTTTGCGAGCATACTCCTCATTGTTTACAAGATTTCCAAAGATAACGTTTTCGATTTTCATCAGTCGTCTTCCTCCAGTTCCAGATCTTCAATAACATCTTCACTCTGCATGATAGAACCAGCAGCTACAGCATACTTTTTCTCAATGAACTCATTGAACTTTGGGCACAGCAGGATAGGATGCCAGAAGCCGAACGCATATGTATCGGCCATACGATAGTTCTTAGCATCAATCTCACCGGTTTCCATATCGACCTTCTGGAACCAGCCAACCTTTGGCTTGATCACATGACCAGACTCGATAGCCATGTCCATAAGACCAGACCACTTACTGATACCCTTGTCCCATGATACCTCGATAGGAATCTTGGACTTCTCCTTGACGAACCGGCTCTTCTCGACGTTGATGATGAAGTTGTATCCGGTAACTTCCTTACCGTCCTTCTCCTGTTGACGGCCGATGATAAAGATGTTGTCAGCTGAGTAGTAGATGCCAGTACCACCGCTCACGACCGCCTTAGAGTACATCTCCTGAGTCTGGTAGGTGTGGTTGACCACGACCAAAGGAATGTCCTTTAGGTTGAGGTGTGGGGTGACCATACGGAACAGAGACTTGAGTTGCTTGGCACGAGTCATGTCGGCAGCAGAGTTCTGCTTCAGAGCATCCTCGACTTCCTTCTTAGATGCAAGGTTGCCAACCGAATCGATCACGATGATGACATGATCACCACGCTTGATCTCCTCGAACTGATGCATGATGTCAAACTTAAGCTGTTCAACGTCGGTGATAGGCGTGTGAAGGACACGAGAGGTATCGATACCGAACGAGTCGAAGTATGACTGTGGAGTACCGAACTCAGAGTCATAGAAGAGCATGACTGCATCTGCATACTTGTCCATGTATGCCTTGGCCATGAGCAGACTGAACGAGGTCTTGAAGTGCTTCGATGGACCTGCCCAGATAGTGAGACCTGGCACAAAACCGCCATTGATCTTACCACTCAGAGCGATGTTGATGGCAGGAACCGTAGTTGCAACCATATCCTTGGCATTGAAGAACTTAGAGTCCGCTAGGATATCTGAGTCCTTGATAGTTGTATTCTTGCGAAGTTTATTTAGTAGATCCGACATATGTTCTCCTTATATTCTCAGTATAACACGAATTACGAATAATGTACATCAGTTATTTAAAAAGATCACATTTTTCCCAAGGCAGATAGGATTTGCCAAAGTGACCGTAATTAGTAGTAGATGTATAGATTGGTCTAAATAAGTCAAAATGTTTAATAATTCCCTTTGGAGTTAGATCAACATTTTTGATAATCCATTCTGTTAATTCCCTGCTGTGCCTATCGCTCTCGACATATACAGACATAGGTTGCGCAATCCCGATTGCATAACTTAATTGTACTGTTGCCCAATTTGCTTTATTACTTGCTACGATATTTTTAGCAAGATACCGAGCCATATACGCAGCCGATCTATCTACTTTAGTAGGATCCTTGCCGCTAAACGCACCTCCACCATGAGGTGCATAACCGCCATATGTATCAACAATGATCTTACGGCCTGTCAGTCCGGTATCTCCATCTGGTCCACCAATTACAAACCGCCCGGTTGGATTGATTAAAAACTTAGTTTTATCGTCAATCAAATCTTTTGGAAACAACTCTCTAATAAGATTTTCAATTGCGAACCGTAATTCGTTAAGTTGTACATCACGGTGATGTTGAGTAGAACAAACAATCTTGTCAATTCTTTTGACTGTAGCATCATTATTATATTCTATAGTGACTTGACTTTTTGCGTCAGGCTCAAGCCAATCAATTGTTCCTAATTTTCGAGCATTTGATAATGCATCAACAATTTTATGACTATAATAAAGTGCAGCTGGCATATAGTTGTCAGTTTCGTTACATGCATATCCAAACATCAGTCCTTGATCGCCAGCACCAAAATTATCAGTTCCTAGTGCAATATCAGGACTTTGACCGTGCATTAAGTTAGTAATTTTTACATTTCGCCAATCAAATCCTTCTTGTTCATAACCAATATTTTTGATAACTTCGCGTACAACATTATCTACATCTAAAGAATTTAGTTCTCCTTTATACTCGCCAGCAACAATCACCTGGTTAGTAGTAACTAATGTTTCACATGCACACCTATATGAAGTGTCTTGATTACTCATGAGTAAATCTAATATGCTATCGCTAATAAGATCTGCAACTTTATCCGGGTGACCTTCTGACACGGATTCACTAGTAAATAAATATGACATATGTTCTCCTTATTATGATGCAAGAATCTTATTTAGTTTTGCAATAAACATGTCAATCTTCTTGCCACGATCTGGCCAATTGATGATAGGATTCTTGTCTGCATCCTTCTTCAAATTAGTAAGAAGTGGCATAATTGCATTGTACATTGCCGTTGCCTTATCATTACCTTCTTGTTTGATCTCCTCCTCTGAGGAGGTGGTAAATCCAAAGTCAAAGTCATCTAGTTCTGTAATATCACTCATGAAAACCAGTCCTCCAATGTTGCACGTTTCTCTACGTGCCAGCCGATAGTGTTGATGATTGACTCAATAGGCTTGATGTACGCCTTGTCAAATTGCAGTTCACGGTCGATGAACGGACCAATACCGAACTCCTTAGGAAGTGTTGATGGGCAAGAGATGACATGCTCCTTGGACGGATTTGGCTTCTTAAGGTAGGCGTACTTGATCTTTTCACCTGAACCAATGGTTTCATATTTATTCTGAAGCTTGAGGTCCTTGATAATTTTATTGTAGACCACTG